ACCTACAAAGAGCGTTATGACACGCCTTACTTCTGCTCACCCTCAAGCGAAACTTTCTGGAGCATGTAATACTTGAGTATTACACCAGTGCCCGGGCTTCGGCGGGTGTGTATTCACTGCTACTCAACGTGGCCTGCGGAGGAACTGCATTGGGTTGGCTGGGCACATCATTGTCTGCCTTCACCCCAATTGCATTAAGTCCAGCAGTATTTCGTCCCTCACGTAACGCACCCACCATGGCCTGACCCGACTGGTTGGCTATGTTGGCAATGGCTTCTAAAAATTCAGCAGCCATGCCTGTTTGTGTTTGTTGTCCGTAGCCGCCCAAGGCAGGAATAAAAGCAGTGATGGGCAACTGTGCGCCAGCAGTGAGTGTGGCATAGTCAATACTGGCCTTGGTCTGGAATGTGGCCTCATTTGCACTGTGCTGAACCATGCCAGTCCAGGCTGTGTTCAGCGTGGTGGTATCTGTGCCCAGGGCCGTGATGGCTGTGCCAATCTCAGCATCAGCGGCTGTGATCAATACTGCCAATGCTGCATCATATGTGGCATAAGGATTGCCTGCGTTGTAAGGTGCTGGAAGAGCGATTGCACCCGGCAACCCATACACATCAGTAATGAGATTTTTCATATAAGAATATATGGTGTTGAGCGTGGTCAGTGTGCCTGCTGTGAGTTGAGCTGAGATAGTACTGGTAACTGTAGTCAAGTAATCATTGTAAGGGATGCCGGCTGCTGATCCAAAAAAGTCTGTGGTCAAAAATGTACCGCTAGGTCCTGATCCCAAGGCAATGTTTGTGGCATAATACGTTGCCACATCAGCAGGCACAGGTGTTGTGGTGTTGGCAATCAAATCTAGGCCTTTCAAGGTGCCTAGTTTTTGTGAGTATGCCACAGTTTCTGCGGCTGTTTGTGCTAGTGTGGTCATTGTAATATTGCTGCCAGTTGGGGTGCAGTGCTTCTAGTAATGCCTTTGACTTGTTGGAATGCAATCTGCAATGCGCGATTGGCTGCGGCATTGGCCGCGGGAATTATCTTGGCTAAGTCATCGCAGCCCACTGGAGCAAGTGTGCCTGAATTTAATATAGGAGTGATTGCACTGTTCACATCACCGTTGACGTTGTATATCAATACTGGACCGTTGGAAGTGGGCAGTGTGAGACTGCTGTAACTGGTGGGGAAAATTTTAACAGGATTTAACAACTGGCACATCTGTGTGATGTTGGGCAACGTACAACCCAGTATGTCTAACACTTGTTGCAGGTCCGTTCCAGTGACTTCACACAGTCCAGGGTATGCTTGTTTTTGCAATGTGTCAAATGCATTTTGTGTGAGTCCGTCGGGATTAAACAAACTTTGTACATTGAGATTTACCAAGTCAGCAATGTTTTGGTCAGTTAGTCCCTGTGCGTTTAATGCCGCAGTCACTGCCGGTGTTGATCCATTCAGCATGTTTCCTTTGGTGGCCAACTGGTTTAACAATGCAGCTGGAGTACCAAATATGTCAACATTCTCAAGACTGAACAAATCGCCACAGGCCTCAAGATCAGCACCAAATGCCGGGAACGCCAAATTGACCTTGGCTATGTCTCCTGAGATCAAATTGTCCATGTTGGAAAATGTTGGTCCAAGATAGTCATCACTGTTGACATTGACTGCGCTGAGTATAACATTGTTTGTGAGTGCAATATAACCTTGCGCCGCACCAAATGCCTGCGCAAATTTTCCAAAGTCTCCGCTGCCCAAATACGTACTGCTGGCAGTGGAAATTGATGTAGCATAGCCTGCATTGCCCACAGTCCATGAAACATTGCTGGGCACTGAATCTCCCAGGGCTGGACAATAATTGCCTGCAACATTGGCACCAATGGTTTTGAGATTGGCTATAGTATTGGCTGTGATTGCCAGTGTGACATTGCTGGTGGCTTGTCCAATGGTGTAAATCAAATTGGCAATGGGTGCAAGAGCGTTGTAACTGGCAATGTTGTTGGCCAATTGTGTGTTGGCGGTTATGGCATTGCCTGCGTAAAATCCCACACCTGCTGTGAGCTGTAAGGGTGTTGCGGTTGATTCTGCCATTATGCTGCTCTCACTGTGCTGGAACCTGCCACACGACTGTGTCCACAAGTATCACTATCGCCATCACGTATCACAGGACGCCCACCAGCACGTACTGAGCCAGATCCACCTGAGGTCACTGCTGAACAATGAATGCCGCACCCATTTTGCCCGCAACAAGGATGCGGTGTTACTGAAATTCCAGGAACAACGATGGGACGACCATTCACACGCACAGAAGCCACACCCGAAGTGTTGATACCTCCTGAGCTGTTTGGATCACCTTGTCGTTGCACTGCTGGCATGTTATCCCATTAAGATTTTACTACGCACAGGCTTGATACCTGTTGTGGCTTCCAGGTAACTGTCCCCAACATCGTCACGCACAGGGGCAATCATGGCCACGCTAGATCTATTTACCGTGACTTCTGCCTCAGGATCTGCTGTGAACAAACTGTTCATTAACTGTATACCTTGCTGTCCGGGCACCACTGCCACAGGCTTGCTCAGGGTGTAAGTACTGCTGTCATATGCTGTGATTTTTGCCACTATCTCTTCACCATAGCCCATGCGCATGGTGTATGTTTTTCCTATTTCAATCATTCTTGTTCCTTTTTAACTATTGCCAACTGATAATTTACCAGGCCTAACTTGAGCCTGTGATAAAACATGTTTACAAAGGCATCGATACTTTGCTTGCAACGACCTAAGTAATGCTGATCATCTTCCCACAAGTAATCGTCAAACAACATTACACCACCTGGGCGTAACAATCCAAAACACATCACAGCGTCTGCCAGTGCATCATCTGCGTTGTGACTGCCATCTACGTAGACGAAGTCATATTGACGTTGATCCACAATCAGTTGTGCCAGTGCAGGAAAACTCATGTTGGCCAGCACTTCTACAGTTTGCGTAGGCTTCTTGACTTCTGCTGTGTTGGCACGAAAGATTTGTTCAATACTGCGATCTTCAGGGATTGAGTCGTAACTGAATGCTGTGACAGGGCGGTCGGCAAATGGATCAATACAGGTGATTGTGCCTGTGTCTGCCAACATGTTTTCCAACATCCAGCAGGTGCTACGGCCTTCATGGCTGCCTATTTCCAATATGCTGTCAACTGTTTTTTGTTTTTGTAAGTAGTTGGTGATGTAATCAAAATTGACCAAGGCATTGCTGAACCAGTCAGATGTGAATTGTGGCATTACATCAACCTTTGGCGCAGTTCCTGGAATCCGCCCACATACTCTTGATCCAAGAAGATTTGTGGTACGGAACGTGCAGTGGGCACTGACTCCAACAGTTGTTCACGTGTCCAGTCTTGACTGATGTTGCGTACTTCATATTCAATACCTCGACTTTCCAACAGGCTTTTGGCTTGTTCGCAGAAGGCGCATTGGTCCCGGGACCATACTATGGCTTTCATGTTGTTTCCTTATAAATTGGGTAAATCATCGTAATCTAACTCTTCCGACATAACTCCCAAAACATAATTGGTACTCTCTGTTTCCTGTAAGGCCGATTGTTTCTTTGATGTGTCCACGTGCTTCATGAACCAAGGAATAGGTGTGCTTCTAGGTGCAGGCTCCAGGTACTTGATACCAATTTCTTTGAGTGCGCCCACTGCTGTGTAATCCACAAAGTCTTTGAGAATGTTGGCATTGAGTCCGATCACAGGACCTTTCTGGAACAAGTAATCGGCCCAGGCCTTTTCCTCACGGATCACATCTAGGTACAATTGATATACTTCGGCTTCACATTCCACCTTGGCTTGTGCAAATCGCGGATCCTCTTTGACAACTTGATTGATCATCCATGCAGTCCAGTCCTTGTGTAGGAGTTCGTCTTGCAGGATCAAGCTGATGATGTTGCCGTTGCCAATAAAGATACGGTTTTCTACCATGGCCAGGCTTGTGGCAAATGAAACCATGAAGCGGAATGCTTCTAGTGCATAGCTGGCGTTGAGTGCCAACCATATGGCCTTGATATGTTCTTGTTCGAGAACCATACCTGTCATTTCACTGCTGAGTTCTTTATGGCAATTTATTCTGTGTAGTTCATCGTAGTAGTTGCCCACACTTGATGCCATGTCCACAATCTCTTGTGTGTCATGAATGGTGTTGAACACATCCTTGGGCACATTGTAGATGTTGCGAATGATGTGGCTGTATGAACGACTGTGGATGTTGGTTTCCATAAACGACCACACCATAACTAACGCTTCAAGTTCAGGAATAGAACATACAGGACCAAACACTTGAATAGGGCCCCGACCTTGTAAACTGTCTAATGCAGTCTGTCTTAATAAATTGCTGGTAAAGATATGGCGGACAGTATCGCTTGCTTCTTTAAAGTCGTTAGCATCTTTAGTAAGCGAGATTTCTTCTGGAACCCAAAAGAACCCTCTTTGTTCTTGCTCAAATTTACCAAGTTTTTGATACTTAATTTCTTCAAACCGCTGGACTGTAACCGGACCAGCAGGATCCAAGAACATTTTTCTTTGTGTATAGTTTGTGGGCTTACTTAAATTATATTGTGCTCGTGACATTTTTTTCCTTACAGTTATAGTTTACAAGATTCACAATCAGACTCGTCATCAAAGTCGATCGGATCTAACATGTTCGGAATCTCTTCTGCGGTAGATTTTGATCCTTGTTTGTCGATTAGTGAGTAATACAGAGTTTTTCCGCCCCAATGATAAAAGTTCATCAAGTTCTTAGCAATCAATGTTGAAGGTACCTTTCTATCTGGAAAATGCTTTGGCGAATAAAATGTATTGGTACTTATACTTTGGTCAACATATACTTGTATAACCGCGGCAGTTTTCAAATAGCCCACACAGTCTTTTTGCGCCCACATCATTTGATACTTGTTTTTTAGTCTATGATACTCAGGTACAACCTGAGTCAAACTGCCGGCTTTGCTTTCTTTAACTGAGATCAAGCTCATAGGTAGTTCAATACCGTTAGTACTGTTAATAACAACAGAGCTTGACTCAACAGGAGCAATAGCCATAAGAGTAGCATTTCTAACTCCATACTGTTTTATCTCCTTACGTAGTGTTTCCCAATCTAACTCGGGTGTGAAGTCTGCAAGTTCATTCACACCTTCAGCACGTAGTTCCCAGGGGAAGATGCCTTGACCATAACGTGTCTTTGCACTATCCAAACATGGACCACGTTCTTTAGCCAGTTCAACAGTGGCTTCGGTCAAGTAGTAGGCTTGATGTTCCATCCACGTCTTGACTTCAGCCAAGGCGTCTCTTTCTCCGTACCGGAGGCTGCGTTTGGCGTGCCAGTAGGCAAGGTTGGTGATTCCGATGCCCAGGGGCTGGATCTCATCGTTTGAGAGTCGAGACTGGATGGAGAGAAAGTCTTGATAATCCAGTATGTTGCAAAGGCTACGCTGGAGTATACGACAAGCACGGCGCATGTCTTCTGGATGACGGAACGCACCCCAATTGATTGAGCCCAGTGTGCAAAGAGCGATACGACCATCACGGTCATCCAAACGTTTAAAGGGTTTAGTAGGAAGAAGTATTTCACAGCAAAGGTTACTCTGGTAAATGGTATGGTATTCAGGATCGAATGGGCCTTGACTCATGACATTGTCAATAAACACCAAGTAGATGCGTCCGGTGTCAGTGCGCTCTTTAAGAATGCCTGACTTGAACACTTCTTCTGCAGCCATTGTTTTTGTACGCAGAGTAGTGTCCTTTTCGTATTTTACATACAGTTCTTCAAACAGTTTGGTGTTGCTATAAAAGGCTTCATACAAGTCAGGCACTTGGTTGGGATCAAAGAATGTGATGTTTTCTTTGTTCTTGAATCGGCGCCAGAAGAACGCACTCAGCACCACCCCGTAGTCCATGTGTCGTACCCGAGTTTCTTCAGTGCCTTGATTATTTTTAAGCACAATAAGATCATCAAACTGCAGATGCCATATGGGATAGAACACAGTGGCTGACGCATTGCGGATTCCGCCTTGGCTACAACTACGCAGGTCACCAAACCACTTTTTCAAGAATGGAATCATGCCAGTGTGCATGATCTCACCACCGCGAATGGGTGAGCCCAAGGGACGTAGACGTCCTATCTCCAGTCCAATGCCAGCACGTTTACTGGCATACTTGGCCATCATCTCACCGCTGGCAAATATACTATCGAGGTCATCGTCACTTCGGATAAGAACGCAACTGCTAAACTGCTTAGTAGGAGTACCAAGGCCAGCAAGCACAGGAGTTGCCAAAGTAAAGAGTCCGTCACTTGCCGCAGTGTAATATTCTTTAATGTATCGCATGCGGGCGTTATTAGGTTCTTCCTTATGGAAAACTGTGGCAGCGGCCACCATGTATCTAACTTGCGGAGTTTCATATGTTTGTCCTGTGCTACGATTCTTTACTAGGTATTTTTCAATCA